CCACATCATCCTCAACCACATCAGACGCGCCAAAGGTGATATATGGCGCCAGCGCCGTCGCGCGCGGCCCATCATAAACCCGGCTGAAGGTGGCTATCTTGCGCCCATCGAGTGGGATCGCAGCATCACCGATAAGCTGATCCTTGTTTCGCCGATGCGTGACATCTGCCGGGTTCAAAAGGTATCTGGTGCTGGTTTTTCCAAGCTGTTCAACCTGCGCGGCACCGCGTCTGGCTGGGTCGGTGAACCTGCTGCACGGCCCGAAACCGCAGGCCCGACGATTGGCACGCTCAACTATATGTTGGGTGAGATTTATGCCAACCCATCGGCCACGCAACAGTTGCTGGATGACGCCGAGATTGATCTGGAAACTTGGTTGGCGGCTGAGGTGCAGACCGAATTTGCCTATCAGGAAAACCTTGCTTTCGTGTCTGGCACCGGCGCAAACAACCGCCCGAACGGCATCCTGACCTATGTGACTGGCGGTGCTAACGCCGCTGCACACCCGTTTGGTGCGATCCTTGCAACCAATTCTGGTTTGGCGGCTGCACTTTCTGCCGATGGCATTCAAAACCTGATCACTTCGCTGCCGGAAGCGTTTACCGGCGCTGCACGGTTTGCGATGAACCGGGCCACCATTGGTCTGGTGCGGCTGCTGAAAGATGGCCAAGGCAACTATTTGTGGCAGCCAAGCTATCAGGCTGGTCAGCCGCAAACCCTTGCCGGGTATCCGATCACTGAACTGCCTGCGATGCCTTCGGTGGCGGCTGGCACCAAGCCGATCCTGTTTGGCGATTTTTCGCAGGCCTACATGATTGTTGATGGTGTTGGCGTCCGCGTCCTGCGCGACCCTTTCACCAACAAGCCGTATGTTCAGTTCTACACCACCAAGCGCGTTGGCGGTGGGTTGCTGAACCCGGAAGCCATGAAAGCACAGAACATTTCTGTCTGATTGATCGGCTTTTCCAGAGGGGCAGGGCAACTTGCCCCTTCGATAAGCTGATCGCCAATGAGTAGGAGACCCATCATGGCACGATTTAAGGCTGATTTCTTCGGAGCAGCGAATGGTGAGATTTATCCACGGGTATATCCAGCAGGCGAAGAATGCCCGCCTGAGCTGGAAACAGCTGCCATCGAGGCTGGCGCTTTGGACAAGAAAGACATTGCCAAGCTGATCGCAGCCAAGGCTCAGGCCGAGGCTGACGCTGCTGCTAAGGCGCAGGCCGAGGCTGACGCTGCAGCTAAGGCGCAGGAAGAGGCTGACGCAGCTGCCAAGGCACAGGAAGAGGCTAACGCTGCTGCCAAGGCACAGGAAGAGGCGGCTAAGCAGTGAATCCCACGCTGATCACTGGCCCTGCATCGGAAGCCGTCACCCTTGCCGAATTGAAGGCGCATCTTCGCATTCTGCATGCGGATGAGGATGTACTGATCCAATCGCTTGGCACGGCAGCTACGGCGTATCTTGACGGCTGGAAGGGCATTTTAGGCCGGGCGATCATGCTGCAAACGTGGCGTGATGAGTTTCCGGGCTGGGGCTGTCTGCGGCTTTCGTTGCCGGATGTTTCGGGTGTGGTGGTTAGCTATGTCGATGCGGCGGGGGATTCGTTTCCAGCCGCTGAATTCGAGGTGTTTGGTGATGCCATGGGCGCTTATGTCGAAGCATCCGGCCCATCGGCTAAGGTGGTTTATGTCGAATATACCTGTGGCCTGCCTGTGGCGCAGCTGGCCCTGATCAAAGTCGCGATCAAGATGTTGGTGGCTCACTGGTATGAAAACAGGTCTGGGGCTGCACAGGCCGGATTGGCAGAAGTGCCATTGGCCTTTAGCGCGATGATCACGCCGCTGCGCTGGGTTTCGCCGTGACACAGCCCGGAACGCTTGACTATCTGGTCGCCTTTGATGAGCCAACCCCGACCTCAAACGGGCAGGGCGGAACGAAAGACGGCTGGACCGAGCGGGTGACGTGTTGGGCGGGCATCCGGTTTTTGCGCGGGGGCGAGGTGGCTTTGGCGGCGCGGTTGGCGGGTAAGCAGCCGGTTGTCGTCACGATCCGGGCCAGCGTGGCGACGGCGGCGATCACCCCGGAATGGCGGATGCGCGACACGCGGTCGGGGGTGGAATACAACATCCGGTCGATTGTGCCGACCGATGATCGGGCGATGTTTGAATTGACGGCCGAAAGTGGGGTGGCGGTATGAGTGTTTCCAATGCCCTACAGACCCTGATCTATCAGCGGCTGGTGGCCTATGCGCCCTTGGTAGCGCTGATCGGTGGCCGGGTTTATGATGGGCCGCGCGCGACGGCGCTGGCGCCATATATCACCTTTGGCGCGTCTGATGTGGTTGAGGATGATGTGGACTGCATCATTGGCCGGGTCGAGACGATCCAGATCGACATCTGGTCGGTTGCCGATGATGGCAAGCGCGAATGCAAGGCGATCACCGATGCCGTGAAAAACGCGCTGCACCTTTACGCAGCCGAGCCTTCTGAGGGTGCGCTGGTGCAGATGCGGGTGATCCTGACACGGGTTATGGATGATCCAGACTTGATCACCAAGCATGGCGTCGTGCAGGTGGAAATGATGGTCGAGGAATAGGGCGGTGGTTCAGGGCCTCGACCGTCTGAAGGCGCGGTTTGATGCGATCCCGGTCGCAGTTCGGGCTGCTGCGATGAAATCCATGGAAGCCTGGATGCCGCTTTGGTCGTATCTGGGTCTGGGCCATCAAAGGTGGCATCGGCAAAGCCGTTTTCCACCGCCTCCGAGGCACGCAGCCATTTTTCGGCATCCATCATCGCGGCAACATCAGCGATAGGCAGGCCAGTGCGCGCGGCATAGATTTCCGCCATGGCTGCATCGAATTCGGCGAAGGTGACAGCCGCATCGCGCATGTCGTTCTGGTTGCCAACAACCATGCCCCATGAATTATGGATCATGATGAACGATCCCAGCCCCATCTCGATCCTGTCACCGGCCATGGCAATGATCGACGCTGCCGAAGCCGCAAGACCCATCACCTTGACTGTCACCTCTGCGGGATGCTCGCGGAAAAGGTTGTAGATTGCCAACCCCTCGAACATATCCCCGCCTGGGCTGTTGATATGCACCGTAACCGGGTTTTTACCGATGCCACGCAGGGCAGCAGCGATGCGCTTGGCAGTTGTTCCCTCGCCCGTATACCAGTCGACTCCGATCACGTCATAGATCGAGATGGTCGCGGCAGTGTCTGTCTCTGCCGCCAAAGGCTTCCACCGCTCAAGCGCCGGAACAGGGGCATCCCAATTATAGGATTGCGGGCGCGTCAAGGCGCGCGGGCTTGGCAAATTGCGTATCGTCATTGGACTACACCCCCAGCAGGTACAAGGCCGAAGCCATCATTGTGCGGGCCAAGGCCTGTGGCTTCCCGCACTTCATTGCTTTCCATCCACGGCTTATGACCACCAGAACCCAACGCCTTGGCGAAATATTCCGCCTGATCTTTAAGGGTGCCGCGCAGCAGCTCTTTCTCATCAAAGTCGGGCAGAATCTGACCCCATTCCGACCGATCCAGCAGCGACCGATTGATGGCATCTTCCCAGACAGTGAACCACGGCGACAAACCAAACCGCACAAACAAAATGGCCAGCTGTTCGATGCCAGATCCCCACGATGTATCATCGACCCCCATCAATGGGCGCGGCACGCCGAAAACGCGGGCAATCTCTTCTACCTGCGCTGCACGGGTCTCCGACAGTTGCGAAGATTGCGCAGTGGCCTGCCAAGGCTGGCCCTTCATACCCTCTTCAAAAACCATCCACTTTCCGGCGTTCTCTACACCAGAATAGTCGTTTTCCATCTGCGCTTTCAGCTTCGCCGCAGCCTCAGGGCTAAGCTTTCCCGGATGCTCCAATGCACCACCTGCCAAAATCCCACGGCGGAAAATCCGCTCTGCGGCCCGCTGCGCCATCACTGCCGTATTGATCACATCAGCAGCCTGTGCCACCCGTGAAAGCCCGGTGAACCCGTCAAGCGAAAGACCTTTCAGGTGGAACACCTCTGATGCTGGCAATACTGCCATGGCACCCTTCTGGTTGGTCACCCGATAGGAAAACGTCCAATCGTCTGTTTGCTCGACCTGAACCGTCCCATTAATCGGGATCAGCGCAGATATGCGCTTTCCAGTTCTGACGATCCGGTTGTAGGCATTACCATCAACCAAAAGCCGGAACTGGTTCAACTGCTTGAACTCAAACGCTGTTTGCCATGGATTCGGACGATAGCGGAAAATCGTATGAAGCGGGTGATCCGTGGCCTCGACCATCTGACCCTTTGCATCCTTTTGCCGCATGTAAAGCGGCAGCGATCCAATCGTGCCGGAAATCAGATCGACACACCGAAAGACGGCGCTGTTTCGCAGCGCATTCTGCACACTTATCGAATTCCCACCGGAACGAATCCAATCCAAGAATGCCGGGTCATCAAGGCCATTGAACGCCTCAGCCCTTGGCCCGCCCGACGCGGTTGCCTTTCGGCGAAACATATCCAAAATGCCCATCAGAACACCAAAATCCCACGTTCTTCATAAACCGAAGGCCCGCCACCCGCTTGCGGGTTCAGAAACATCAGCATGCCTGCGTTGAACGTCGCCATCAGCGGGTCAATCTTGGCAGCACCGGCAGCTTGCTTGGTGACCACGTAGTTGCTCCCTCTCAATTCCACTTTGGCATTCCCCACGGCCCAAGCCATCAAGGCTTGCCCAGAATGTCGCATCGTCTTGTCTTTCAACTTGCGGGGCAGTGTCAGAACCGCCGCTTGCAGCTTCCACCCCTGCCCGACCGAAGTGACCAAGGGCTGATCCATACCGCGCGCGGCCAAACCATCCAGCAAAGTCGCAACCCCGGCGACATCCAGCCCGATCCCGTTTTCCGGTGGAAGTAATCCGGCCAGAAACAGCCGCTCGCAGATGTCGATGACCTCATCTTCCTGCTGCTCCGATGTCTCGCAAAACACCAGGTCGCCATCCCGCTCAAAATCCCGCAGCCGCGACACGATTTCCTC